GCGGGGAAGCTTCCACAAGCCCCTAATCTTTTGTCTCGCCCTGCAACGATCATCAACTACGTGATCAAGAACGTGCTTGGGGATGTAAATACTCCGGTGGCGCAAGAACTGGCGCGTCGTCTTGCTGATCCTGACGAGTTTGCAAAACTTCTCCAACGACCCGCAAAAGACCCTTTCCGGATTGCTGCTCAGAAAGTTCTATCAGAGTCAGTGGTCGCTAACTTTTCCGCTCTATCGGAGCAATAATGGCTACATACCTTGAATGCGTAAACGATGTGCTTGTAAGACTTCGTGAGGATGAGGTCAATACTGTCACGGCCAACGCTTATTCAAAGCTGATTGGTAAATTTGTCAACGACTCCAAGCGTCAGGTTGAAAACGCATGGACCTGGGAAGCACTGTACGACACGATCAACGTGACGACCTCCGCGTCTACAGAGGAATACACGGTAGTTGGCTCTGGTAGGAAGTTCCGTGTATCCAGTGTGATTGATGACACGAATGATGCGATTCTTAAGGCTGTCACGCTTGATCATCTTGATCGACTGACACAACTCTCAACGTCCCAGACTGGCGGGCCTTCTTTCTATGCTTTCAGCGGGTCGGATGGTACGGATACAAAAGTCCGTCTTTATCCTATCCCTGACGGAATCTATACGATCAAGTTCAACCTGTTCATCCCACAAGCAGACCTGTCAGCAGACGGTGACATCATTCTTATGGACAATGATTTGGTTGTCCAGGGCGCTTATGCTCGTGCGCTTGTTGAGAGAGGAGAAGATGGCGGTATTACTAGTAACGAGGCTTATCAATTGTTCCGCTCCATGATGGCAGACTTGATCAGCATGGAGAGTACTCGTTCTGGCGACCAATCTATCTGGGTGGCTTGTTAATGGCTCGTTCGCTGTCTCCTTTTTTTATTCAAGCGCCCGGTTTTTACGGACTCAACACCGCTGAAAGCCCGGTAGACCTTTCCCCTAATTTTGCTCTGGAGGCGAATAACTGCGTCATTGACAAGTTTGGACGAGTTGCCGGGCGAAAGGGATGGGTCAAAGCGAATACCGCCAGTACGGAACTATCAACTGCGCAAGTCTGTGCAATTGGAGAAGTGATTGAAAACGATGGGACTGGAACGGTTCTTTGCGCTGGCAATAACAAGCTGTTCAAACTGTCTTCTGGCTCTCTGGTTGAATTGACTTATGGTGGTGGTGGCGTAGCTCCTACCATTCTTGATAACAACTGGAAGTTCTGCCAACTCAACGGGGTTGGTATTTTTTGGCAGAGGAACTACGATGCCTTGATTTACGACCCCGCTGTTTCAACGACCACATATCGAAGACTGAGCGAAAAATCAGGCTCAGCAGGTACTGTTCCTGACGCCAATGAGGCGATTTCCGCGTTTGGACGTATCTGGGCGGCAGACACTATAACTGAGCGCCAGATTGTCTATTTCTCCGACCTCCAAGCGCCTCATGTATGGACTGGCGGGACCTCTGGGACTTTGGATATTGTTAAGATTTGGCCGCTTGGTGGCGATCAGATTGTTGCCTTGGCGGCTCACAACAACCGTCTGTTCATCATGGGCAAGAGGCAGATTCTTGTCTTTGCCAACGCTACGGACCCAGCAAATATATTCCTTGAAGACTCTATTGTCGGGATTGGATGCATCTCTCGGGACTCGGTTCAAAACATCGGAACTGATGTTCTGTTCCTTTCCGATACGGGTGTTAGAAGTATGCTTCGCACCATTCAGGAAAAGTCCGCTCCAATGCGCGATCTTTCCAAGAACATCCGCGATGACCTCATGCAGTATTTGAGTCTTGAAGATACCGAGGACATTAAATCTGGTTACAGCCAAGTCAACCAGTTTTATCTTTTGAGACTTCCGATTGGTAACATTACCTATTGTTTTGATACCAGAGGAACTCTACCCGATGGCTCTGCACGGGTGACGGCTTGGCCTGACTTCTTTGCTTGTGCCTTCTTTGAAACCAGTAACCGAAAGTTTTACATCGGAAAATCTGGTTATATCGGTGAGTATTCAGGGTTTTTGGATGACACAAAAACCTACCGGATGACTTACTTCACGACATGGATTGATTTTGGCAATCAGGTTCAGACCTCTATCCTTAAAAAGATCAGGTACACAATGATTGGTGGCGCTGCTCAGACCTTGATTTTCAAATGGGCCAAGGACTACGAAAACTTCTATCGCTCAGAAACGAATGATATTGATGGAAGCCCGAATGCAGCTGAATACAACGTAGCTGAATACAACACGACATGGGAATACACCACTGGTATTTTTGTGGAAGAAGTATCAGTCAATGGAGGTGGATCGGGCCGGGTCTGGCAGTTTGGCTTGGAAGCAACAATCAACAATCAAAACGTCTCTATCCAAAAGCTGGAAGTAACAACCAAGGATGGTAGAATTTAAGTAAGGACTCACTAACTTGATTTATCAAGTGAAAGATAAACCATGAGCTACACCAAGACTACCGACTTTGCCGCCAAAGACGCATTGCCTTCTGGTAACCCCAGCAAGATTGTCAAGGGGACCGAAATTGACAATGAGTTTGATGCCATTCAAGTTTCTGACGCAGCAAACCTTAAAAGAGATGGTACCGCTGCTGCTACGGCAAACATCCCCATGGGGAACTTCAAGTTCACCAGTGTAGGGAATGGATCTGCCCGTAGTGACTCCATCAATCTTGGTCAGGTTCAGGATTCCGCTTACACCTATATCGGATCAATTTCCGGTGTAGACACGATCACCGGTAGCCTTACCCCTGCTCTTGTGGCTTACGCCGCAGGGCAGCGATTTGAGTTCGTTTCTGCCGGTGCGAATACTGGCGCTGTAACAATCAACATCAACGGCCTTGGTGCTAAAAGCATCACAAAACTTGGAACTACAGCACTAGCTGCCGGTGATATTCCTAGCGGTGCTTTGGTACAGATTGTCTATGACGGCACTCGTTTTCAACTGACGAATCTTGCTGCACAAACTGTTGCCACTCTTGATGCTGGCGTAACAACCACTACTCAAGCTCTTTACGACAACAGCACGAAAATTGCTACTACTGCTTACGCAGATAGGGCGGTCAGGGGCGTTATTCAGTCCATCAGCGCATCCGTAGGGTCTAACGCACTGACCATCAGCGCAAGCGCCCTAACGCTTGATTTCCGCTCTACAACTCTTGGTAGTGGGACTGTTACTACTGTTTCTGGAACTCCCGCTAACCTTGTTATTTCCAGCGGTTCTACGCTTGGCACGGTAAACGGAATTCAAAGCCAGATTGTAGTCCTTGCGATTAACAATGCTGGCACGATTGAACTTGCAGCCGTCAACATGTCTGGTGGTGTTGATCTGTCAGAAACTGGACTTATCAGCACAACCGCAGAGGGTGGTGCTGGTGGTGCTGACAGTGCAACGGTGATCTACTCAACGACTGCACGCACTAACGTGGCCTATCGGGTGATTGGTATTATCCGAAGCACTCAGGCAACAGCAGGAACTTGGGCAACTGCCCCCAGCCTGATTCAAGGCGCTGGAGGTAATGCACTCACTGCAATGTCTTCTCTGGGCTATGGCCAAACTTGGCAGGACGTGACTAGCTCTCGCTCCAGCGGGACAACTTACTACAACACTACAGGTAAGCCGATTTCCGTGATTATTGAGCCGGTTACTGGAGGCTCTGATTCTTCGGCTACTGTGAACGGTACTACTATTTTTTCTGCTCCCACAAACCTTTATTCGTTTACGGTTCCTGCGTTTCAGTCGTATTCTTCAGCTCCGGCCAGCGGAATTGCCACATGGTATGAACTTCGATAAGGACTGACTCGTGAAAAACTACAAAGACCCCGACAACACCCTACACGTCATCGATCCAGAGTTCGCCTACCTGCTGCCGACCGGCTGTGTCCAGATCACCGAGCAGGAGGCAGAGGCCATCCGTGATGCAAATAAACCTATTCAGCCTGTTCCGCAATCAGTAACTATGCGTCAAGCTCGATTGGCGCTTTTGCAGGCCGGTAAGTTACAAGCAGTGAACAACGCAATTGCTTCAATGACCGGCCCCCAAGGCGAGGCAGCACGGATTGAATGGGACTACTCTAACGAGGTGAAACGGGATCAACTGTTAACCATTTCTCTCGCACAGTCTATTGGTATGACTGAATCAGAAATGGATGCACTTTTTATCGAGGCGGCAAAACTGTAATGCGCGTAGCTCTATACATCGGGAAGCACACCAAGGATACGCCAAGTGTCCGTCTAGGGTGGTGGTTGACTCGCCTTGTTCAGAAAGGTGATTATCGAAACGTCACCCATGTAGAAGCTATCTTGAGAGAGTACGAGGACGGATCAGTCCTGATCGGCTCTGCAAGTCTTCGGGATGGTGGCGTTCGCATGAAACGCTGCCACCTGAACCTTGAGCATTGGGATATTGTGAACGTGCCTCAATGGAGCGCAGAGGCCGCAGAGCAGTGGTTTATTGACCATGAAGGCGCGCCCTATGACTGGCGTGGGGCCTTTGCTTCCTGTATGCCTTTCTCGTGGGGCGAGTGGGATGAATGGTTCTGCAACGGCGCTGTTGGGGCCTCTGTAGGCTTAAAGTGCCCTGAGATTTTTGGGCCATCGCAGTTTGCGGCGATCTGCCACAGCCTCAAATGAAGCACTTAGGGGACAAGAAAAGCTGGGCAATCGCCTTTGTGGAGAGCCTCGGGATTTTCTTGTTCAACGCGGCTTTTGTCCCTAGTTTCTACCAAGCTCTTGGAGAGAGTGTCTCTACAGTGAGCGTTATAATCGTCAGTGCTGGGTTGTTCCTTCTTAGGATGATCTGGTTCTATCTCAACCTTAGAATCCGCTTATTTCTTGAAAAGGGAAGGACATGAGACTAAAACGAAAGCTGATACTTTTGTTCGCCTACGCAGCAGCTTCAAAACACGCTATAGCGGCTTCTACAGCAACAGCAGCTACTGCGGCGTTCGTATCGCATGATTGGGTAACGTGGGCGGTTTCCGGGGTTGGGGCTGTGGCTTATAGACTTAGACACCCGGAGGTTAGCAAGGTGGTATCTGTAAGCAATGGAATCATTTCTGTCTTTTTGGGTGGACTTGGTGCACCATGGCTTGTTTCTGTCGCCGTTCCCGGAGTGAGTCAGCCGCCTTTATATCTGGCCGCATTCCTTGTTGCTCTGCTGTGGCCGTATATGTGGGATAAGTACATGCCGAGTAAAAAGGACTGATCATGAATGAAGTGTTTGCTACGTGGGAAAGCATCATGCATCTGATGCTATTCGAGAGAATGCTAGTTGCATTGATAGGTGCTGGTATGTTCGTGCATTTCATCTGCATGGCGGCGGCGGCTCCTACTAAATCTCCTCCCATCGTTCTCCTTTTCCTGTGTTCTATCGTTTTCTCCGCTGTTGGCATGTTCTTCTGTGCTGTCAGTGGAGAGGTAAGGACGATGTGGACACTGCTCATTATTGGTCTAGGGTCCATGCTTCTATTCTGGATTTGGCTCTGGAGGCAAGGTCTGCACGTTAAAGACTTTCTAGAGAAGAAGTACGGATGAACTGGTCAGACTACCCCAACTTCTCCGAGGATGAATTCCGGTGCCGTCATACCGGCAAATCTGCCATGCATCCCGACTTCATGGCACGCCTTCAAAGGCTCCGCACAGCCTACGGCAAGCCCATGAGGATTACCAGCGGATACCGTGATCCTACTCATCCCATAGAAGCCAAGAAATCCGTCCCAGGCGCTCACGCAAGTGGCAGGGCGTGCGATGTAGCCATCCGAGGCGCAGAGGCTGTAGAACTGCTAAAACTGGCCTTGCAGCACGGTTTTACAGGGATAGGCGTCCAGCAAAAGGGAGAGGGTCGGTTTCTCCATCTGGATGATATTGAAGACGGTAGCCAGCCCCGACCGATGCTGTGGTCATATCCCTAGTTTTATAGCAGACTGGATATCCAAGCCCATTTTGTGAACTCTGTAATACAAGGTTTGCTGCGGAATTCCAGAGTTTCTTGACCACTCAGAAATTGATTTGCCATTGAGTAGAAGTTTGTTATAGCTCCATCTTTTTGTATTCGGAGAATCTACTTTTTCAATTTGTATTTCTGGCAATTCTGCAAGCTCTAGTTTTCTCTTGTTGTATGCATTTATGGCTTCATCCTCTTTATCAAAAACTCCAATGTGGGAGCCTCCAATTCTTGCATACCATTTGCCGTATCGTTTTCTAATTCCTTTGCCGTAATTTGTGTTGTTTAGGTTTTGAACTTGAGAAGATACTGACCTAAGGTTTTCAAACCGATTGTCATGTCTAACGCCGTTTATGTGGTCAACAATCTCAGGCTCATCAAATCCCATAAAAATGAAAGCAAGCCTGTGAGCGTAATGCCTTTTGCCAGCAATAGAAATCTTGATATATCCTGAGCCATTGTTGTATCCAGCAATTTCCCCAGCTTTCCCTCGTGGAGGCTTGCTGACTTTCCATTTGAAAATGCCAGTTAACGGGTCATAATCAAGAAGTGATTGCAATAGCTCTTTATTCATATCTCCATTATACACAATTTGCTGGAGTTACTGATTGAAAATCGCCCTACTCTCCGCAGGCGCTGCCGCAATCGTTGCAAGCATAGCCACATGGCAGGTGCAAGATTACCGCTATGGAGAGAAAATCCAAGAGGCCCGCGCAGAGCAATCCGAATCCGCACGCAAAGCCATGGAATACATGCAACGCGAGTATCAGGCAGACATTGAACGAAAGGACAAGGCACTCAATGAAGCTACTCAACGCGCCCAAAAGAACATGGCTCTTGCTCGTGATCTTGATTCCAATGTTGACAGCTTGCGCGCCGAGCTTGATTCAGCCAGAGCCGAAATGCCCGCCAAAAGTTGCGATGCCGTCCGTAACTACGCAAACGCCCTCGATGACGTATTCCGAGAAAGCATCGAGCGATATTCAGGCTTGGCGAAAGAAGCTGACAGATGCGTCTCGGACGTCAGACTGATGCAGGATGCTTGGCCGGAATGAAATGAATGGTTAGATTTTTCAATTGATTATCATCTGTTTTTTGCCAAGAAACAGATTCAACTGACACCAGATTAATTCCTAGTTTGTTTGGAATAACCTCTAAAGGCAGTGGGCATTCTTTTTTGCCTTCAATAATATCTGCAATTGTTGCACACTCAAATCCCATACATTTCCTTTTCGTTGAGTAGACAATGATTAGTTTTCCATCACATCCACTCCGGTTTCTTACAAGCCACTATAGCCTTACTAGCCTTGCATCTAGAGTCATCAAACCAGCACTGACAAGACTTCCGCATTTGCTTGTGTAGCTCGATCTTGGCGTCTTTCTTGGCCTGCTGGTGGATTTCATGGTGTTGTCTCATATCCGCGTACCTCATGGTAAACGGAACCCATATAAACCCTGCTAGCAGGACTAGGACGACGATTGAGCCTAGCCGATCCACAGCACCACCATAAGCGCTACAGCAGCCACAGCACAGCCCCACATGACAATCTTGTCCTGCTTGTCAAAAGGCCGCTTCTCAGGCGCATCAATCGGGTCTGCATCGTAGAGGAATACGCACTCATTGAGAGTGCGCGGAGTGGTGGAGTGGCTGGGTTTCATTGCTTTGCCGCCTCAATAGCTTTCTTGGCTGCCGCTTCATCCTCATGAAAGACGCAATAACCACCACGACCGCCATGAGCCTTAACAATTGATTTTGCCAAGTTAGACCATTCGCTAGTGTTTTGGAATGCCTTTGCAATAATGTAAACGATCACTGCAACGCCACCGAAAACGATGATGGATGTAAGGATTTTTGTGCTGTAATGAAGTGCAACCCACCAGATCGCTACAGTACTTGCATCGCCACTGATTTTGCTGATGGTTTCGAGAATGAGTTTAAGTTCTTCCATGATTACTTTTTGCTCCGTGCAATTTCCGTTGACATGATCTGAGCAGCTAAATTCTCCTGTAGCCGCGTCAGGTTACCTCCGAGTGAATCTCCTACAGACTCGATCCTCTCAGGGTTTAGCAGAATATTCCTGAACGCTCCTGCAAGCCGCATGGTCTGCTCCAGAGACTCAATGTAGAGCTTTTGCCAATCAGGCTCAGGTTCTAAAGGCGCATCCAAGTAGTGATACTCCTTAGGTTTGAGTGGTTCGAACATTATTCGCCCTTCCCAAGCACTTCATTGGCCTGGGCGATGGCGGCGTCAATGGCCCCCAAATCACTCACGTAGGCTCGATAAGTGGCCGATTTGCTCAACGTGATGGCGGGTCTTCCATCAACCACCCGTGTCCGCGATTTCTCCAGCGCCTCCACACACGCCACCAGTGCTGCGTCTCTCTTGGCGATGGCTTCGCGGTGGGATTGCAGGGTGTCGCGCAGTTTGTCGTGTAAAGAGGTCCAGTATTCCATTTCGTAGGCAGCAAAATCCGGCGCTTCGCTTTCAAGCAATGCCTGCACCAGAGCAAGTTCAATTTGAGCGCGCGCCCTAGAACTCAACACGGCTTGGATTTTCGGATGGCTCCAATCCGGCTCTCCCTGCGCTTGAGGCTGCTGATTACTCATTTCAATTCCTCCGTAGGGTCTGGCCTGAGTGGCTCGATACTGTTCATGATGTGGTTTTCTTCCCATCGGTCTGTGAGCTTTTTTGTCACGATACACCACCATGGAGAATGCCACTCTTTTTCCTTGAAAATCCGTCCCGCCCTGTTACTGATCGTCTCATCACTATTCCCACCAAAAGCCCCAGCACAAGCAGATTGATCGAGTGACTTTGCATAGTGGTAGATGTACCGATAAGACTTCCTGTTGCCTGTGAGATAGAACCTAGGGTAGTGCCAGAACACCAGCTTAAAGAACCCAAACCAGATCAGCAGGATGAAAATTGCCATGCAGATGATGGATGGGCCTGGGCGATGAAAAATCATGTCTACATGGTAGTTATTTGGGATGGGATTGGAATAGGTGTTTACCCTTGGTTTATTGCAGAATCAGGCATTTTTGCGCTAATCCAGAATCCAGCGTTGTTTTTGTCCATGCCTTTCTCTAGCATTTCGCTTGTGCTTAGGCATCTACGATCTTTTCCGTATTCACCAGTTCGATGTTTGTCAAAGGCGAATGTAGAGTTGAAATACTCCTTGCAGCCTTGGCACTGATTTCGGTCGCCTGTTAATTTCATCACTCAACCCCCCATTGCTTTTTAAGAGCCTCTGTATCCCCTGGCTCAGAATGAATCCCTAGAGACATAGACTCACCTTCACAGTACGGCCCATCATCGAACATCATCACAAACCCAGCGGAATGAATAAACCCGCCGAGCTTGGATAGAACGAAATCAGCTACGTCTTTATGGGCTAGCTCTGCATGGCCTAGATGGCCCCATACAATGAAGCCTTCAGTGCTGTGATTGATGTATTTCATATCACCAGGGCACGTCGTCGTCCATGTTTTCAAAACCGCTTCCTCGCGTATCCCGTGCTTTAGCAGCATCATGGCTAGGACGCTTGGCTTGCGGGGCCTGTTTCTCCTGAGGTTCGCTCAGATATGCCCAGCCATCCCAATTCATCGGAATAACGTCTAGCTTGAGCATTGGTCCGTTCTTGGTTTGAACCGTGCGCCCAATCGTCTTATAGCTGGATTTTTCTTGCCCGCTCTTGTCGGTATAGGTGCCGGTTTTTGCGCGTACTTCGTAGTTCATTTATTTGCTTTCAGGTTTGTTTGCTTTAATTGCGGAACGGAGTTCGGAATAGTCACGTAGTTGCCCCCACATGAATTCGACAGCCTCATTGCTGTTGTCGGGACGTTCTGCGTACCACATACGCACGGCTTCCAAGTTATTGCCTTCTTCGTGCAAGGCGACCAGCTTCCCGCAGAAATCGCGCAGGGCCTCTTCATCAATAGGCGGTAGGTCTTCCCCTGCATAGATATACAAGCCAAGCCCATGCATGGAAATAGCCTTGGCAAGACATCGCATCGTGGCTGTGTTAACTTGGAACGCATCCGGGCCTTGGATAGCCTTGTTGCGATGATCCATGACAGGCAGAATCGCCAGCTTGGACTTACCACGAATAGTTACCGTCACCTTAACCAGCGCGGTCGTGTCGTGCAGCATCATGTAGGGCAGCTTAGAGCCTTCGGGTCCGAATTCGTGCGGGAACCATTCCGCATCCGGGTCAATCTTGAGAACCTCTGCCCAGGCCCAGGCCCATGACAAATAGGTTAGATTTCCCTTTTTTTCGGTGTGCTGGTTTACATTGATTTTCAGCAAATCGCTCATTTCTTATTCCTCACAAGATACTGCCTATCTTTCTCTACTCGCTCTTGCACCATCTTCCAGCGCATTGCCTCTTGTTCTTCTTCCCATTCCTCTTGTCTAGCCACTTGCTCATAGTAAGCTTGATCCATGTTTTTCCTTTAGCGATAAATAAACCGGATGATTAGCATGGCAAACCAAAATGGTAGACACATCCCAAGATAAAAACCAAGATCATAAGCATCGCTGTTTCTTTTTCCTTGCAATGCTCTTTGCTTGAAATCTTGTCTAGCTACAGTCTCGTACCATTGCTCATCCATCACTTCACCCTTTCTCTATTACGAAACTCTCGATTAGCCTTTTCTAGCGGGTCATTGCTTTTCAAGGCAAAGTGTAGATAGCCGAAGATAGCTACCAATGCAAGAAAAAGCAGCATGATGTTTGCAAGAATATCCACAACATCTCCTAAAAATACCAATACTACAGACTAAAAACACTCATGCAATAGGTGTTTACCCTATGCCGTGTGCTTTCTCAATGGCGCGGGCGAATGGAATAAACCGTTGGTCATCGCGATAAAAAGCAGGCCATGCCATTTCTCGTATTTGCTCCTGCGTCAGCGGCACCTGTGCTGATTGCTGGGGGCGGTTGTAGAGCGGCGGGCACTCGACCAGCAGGCTTGCGCCTTCTTCTGGGTACTCCGTTTCATAAACGAGCAGCCCATGCTTAACGGTGCCATCGTCGTCCTTGATTTGACCAACGCGCAGAGAAATTTCAGTCGGCCCGTCCTCGTCTGCTGTTATTAGCTCTGCGAGAAACTGTGCTGCTTCGGAGTCAAGGTGCCACTCAGCCACCGCCTCCCCGCCCTTGGCATCAGCTTCCAGCCCAAGCACCTTGAGCATGGCCTCGCGCATCTTTCCGCCGTCGAGTTTGCAGTCATGCATGGCAGATAGGAATGCGCCCAGCGCCTTTTCTTCCTTGGTCAACTCAGCACGCTCATCTTGTTGGGTGGTCATGATTGTTCTCTCCCCCAGGCTTCCATAATCTTGCGAAGCTCTGACGCCATGCGCGTCAACAGGCCGAGCATGATCCAATTGACCAATCCTCCGGCCATCCACATGGCGCATAAGATTGCAACCATCCAAAGCTCTACTTGGACTACTTGGTCCATCTCACTTACCTTCCTTTCTGCCCAGCACTTCATTGGCCTGTGTGATGGCGGGATCAATACGCAGCCACGCAACATCCTCCGTAGCTGTGCCGATGCCTTTTCTCAGGTATGCCATTGCGCTCTTCGCAGCAGAAACCTTCTTCATATTTTCCAGCGCCTCCACGCACGCCACCAGTGCTGCGTCTCTCTTGGCGATGGCTTCGCGGAGTTCTCGGCATTCTTTCATTGCCCAACGCTTTGACTCGTTGGCGCGCTCAAGCTCCCACCCGTGAACCCATCCAACTGTAGGCTCTCCCTGCGCTTGAGGCTGGGGGTGCGGGGGCTGGACGGCAACAGGCTCACCCATGAACGTGGGCGCTTCGGTGGCTTCACGCAGGGCGTGGTTTAGCTGTTGCGCAGTTTCCTTCTCCTCAATGAATGCAGCGGCTAATTCATTGTGTGCCGCGCAGATCATTTCAGCCGCATCGCTGTTTTCACCGAGATTGGCAATTCTTTCGCCATGCGTGGCATCCGGATTGCGGAATGCATAGATGTTGTAGCCCTTCAAATCGAGCGACCCGTAATATCGAACCCTCCAGACCGGATGATCTTTGGCGTAAAAAGTAAATCTGCTTTTCTGTTCTGGCCCAGCACTATCAGGGTTCGCGCATTGCCGAAGCGTTGCGCTCTGCGCTTGAGGCTGGGCGGTACTTGCCCGTTCGAAACGATCCCAAGCCTTACTCACTGATGGCTGTAGAAGCTCGTCTATTCGCCCCTCAACATCCGCCACGGCGTCATCAAATCCGTAGGCGCTGCTCCACTCTGGGCGCTCACTGCCAAGCACTGCATCGCACAGCCGATCAATGATTTCATCGCGTTGGTCTCGCTCTCGGATTAGCTGCTCAATTTCACGCTCAGGCTTCGCCCCATCTGGTGCGGCAGCACGCGGGCACCCGGGGCACAGTGCCGACACTTTGCCCTCGCAGCATCCATCGGGCGCGGCTGGTGATTCAGAACGCTGTGAGCACCCAACAGAATGATGCCCGTCCAGCCTCTCGCACTCTCGGCACATCAGCGCGTATCCGGGCGCCGCTGCCTCTGGCATTGGCTGGGAGAGGGATTTGCGCATTGCGAGGTCTAGAAGCTGCCGGGCATTGGCGTACATATCCGGCGCAACGCAGCGATCAATGATTTCTTTACAAGCGAGAAACCAGCTCTCGTTCAGCGCCTCACGCAGCGCGTCGTGGTTCGTGTTCATATCAAAACCTCCGCGTAACCATCAGCACGGTCGTATCCGTCAACTTAGAACCCCAATTCGGCGGGATGCGCTTGTCTTCTTCCTGCGTGTCCGTGGTCGCGTCGATCTTGTAGAACGACAGGCTTGCATTCCACTTGCCGTAGGTCGCGCCGAAACCAATCGTGGGCGCATAGTTCAACTGCTCGGGGTAGTTGAAATGCGTGCGCTGAGTGTCGCCGGGGTATCGATAAATCTTCACATCCACGCGAGGGCGATGGATCAGCACGCCGCCCTTGACGAACAGTGTGAATTCTCCGGCTTGCCACTCGGGGGCGACCGAGAACTCCACGCCCTTGGTGCGGCCCTCCACGTCCCAAATTCCAAGGATGGGACACGGGTTGATGCAGCCCACGCCTTCCTTGTAATTTACGTCTGAGGTTGCATAGGCGCGGTTGCTGACGTTGCCCAGGTCAAGCCAGCCAGCTCGCAGACGATAGCGGCCGATTTTGTCAGTGACCCCGACATAGTAGGCTGCACTCAGCAAGTCCCAACTATTGGGGAATTCTTGCTGCCAGTATTGTGTGTTCGGCGTCTTGCTCCAGCGGGTCTGGCCTGCGCCGATTTCAATGTCAAGAGCATTAGCCGACAGACTAAAAAGTCCGATGATAAATGCGATGATGGTTTTCATGATTGAATCTCCGATGCCTTGATTACATCAGGCTTACCGTAAAGCTCCATGCTGGCACGGCGGGCGATGGTTTCTTTGCGGGCCTCTATGATGCGATCGCCAACGCTCCATGCGAAACCGTTTGCAATATCAGCCAGCAGGCGCTCTCCATGCTCATAAAGCACATCCATGAGGTCATCCTTATCAAATGCCTCAGACTGGCGACGGATAGCGTCCATACGCTCGTATTCTGTTACAGGCGTGCCGTAGATGCGCTCAAGCTCTGCGTCCGTGGGCGGGAAGTCGTTGGGGCCGCGTGGGTCGTTCATGGTTTACCTCCTAAAGTGGCTTAATCATGCCATGCCCAGCAAAAAAAACCATAGGTGAAAACCCTACCTACATGTAACAGACCTAAGGGTTTATCCCTATAGTAAAGGCTATAGGCTGGGTGTATTCTGTGGGTGTTTTATAGGAGAAATCATGCACACCAAAGGACCGTGGGCTGTTTTGCCGGAAGAATGCGATAAACCATATATCAGGATTCGCGGAACTTTACTTGGAGGCCGTTACAAAGTGGCAAATGTTTTGAAGCCTATTTATGACGGTGTTCATGAGCAAGAGGCAAAAGAAACCAGAGACAACGCCAAGCTAATAGCAGCAGCACCGGATTTGCTAAAGTCTTTGAAAGGTGTTTTACACGCAGTGAGTCCATACATGGAACAAGATGGCTATTTGACAATCCGGATCGGACTTGCCCGCGCCGCCATCCGTAAGGCTACCGAATGACAGAGGCCCAAGAGCGGCTATTATCAGAGCGCATCCTAGAAAGCGCCAAGCAGATGGCCCACATCATCGCAAAAGAACGAGACTCTCCAGAAGATGAGCAAGCCCTGGTGCAGGCTATTCTGATGAGAGCATTGGAAATGGCTACACCTCATTTAAGCGCTGAGGGTAGGGCTAGGATGTTTTTTGTAAAGGAGTGAGATATGAATTGCAAACCGGGTGATATGGCGATTGTTATCAACTCGCAAGAAATGAAAGAAACGGGCCTTGTTGATAAGCTTTTCAAGCTTAAATCCATTGGAGGCACTACCCTAAATGGGCATCCATATTGGACTTATGAGGGTCCAGAAGTTTATTGTGAATGTGGTTGTGGCTCACAAATAAATGGTATTGGCGATAACGTATTGCGCCCAATCCGCCCCGGCGAAACCCCCGAAGAATCCATAGAAGCAATGAAGAAGCTACATGATCTTGAGAAGGAGAAAGTATGACTAAATCACAAATCAAAGCAGAGCTTCGGCGGTCTGCGTGTGAGGATGAAGACCCGTGGATTGGTGTTGATATTAGATGCTTTAATGCATGTATTCCATTTAAGGATCGTGATTTGGCATCAATGAGAATAAGTGATCTTCGTACCTTTTACCTTTTGGTAGCCGAGGCACTATGAGCAACATAAAGAGCGCCTTCCATTGGAACACAGGCGAACCATCCATCTTTGCCAAAGACCCATACTTCACCCCTAAAGGTAGAGAAGGTCTAACCAACTCAGCTATTGCAAGCGCAAGCAGAGAGAAGGCTGAGAACTATGGTAGAGACTTAGCCACAGTCCATGGTATTGGGATGATCGTAATCGACAAGCACAATTCCAAGGCTTTTCATGTACACCGACCAGCTAGGAGATTGAAGTGAAAGTAACACCTTGGTTTGACGGAGAAATTAAGCCTGTTAGAAAAGGCGTATACCAATTGTTTAATGGAACACAAACAATGATTGGATACCAATATTGGGATGGTGAATATTGGTATGAATGGGATGTGTCGCCTGAAATAGCAGCAAAAATTAAATGGCCGGCAGCTTCTTGTTTTCAGAATGACAAATGGAGAGGTATTGCTAAATGAACCACTCCATCCTAATCCAATTCACCACTACAAAGCCTCTGCCCAAAGACTTTACAGACCTTGTAGCTGGAAGAATCTACACCCTTGATCTGGTAGAAAAGAAAGAGTGTGTAGCCCGACTGTTGAGTGAGGAAGAAGTGAAAAAACTGAAGGAGCAAGAATGAACAAGACCCAAGGCCGCAAGCTAATCGCACTGCTCAAGCAGCGCCCTATGACCACTATGGAGCTTCTACAGACAGGTATCAGTACCTGCCCTTGGAAACGCATTCGTGAAAGCCTGCAAGAAGGCGAAGAGCTTACCAGCTACAAGAGTTATCAAAAAGGTCTGAACGGCATCAACGTCTACCGCGTCACCAAGGCTTACAAGCCGCAAACAAAGTGGGTTAAGTGATATGTCCTACAAAAAGTTTGAGTTGGAACCTATTGACTACGGTAAACGTCCCTACAATAAAAAACTATATTTCCAAAAAAGCGACCACCCACCAAAGGTTCAAAATATTGAAGGTAAGGCTCTTCGCTATCGCCAGCACAAAAATGGAGAGGTTGTAATTCCTAGATTGTTTGTAAAAATAGAGCCAGAAAAATTTGTACGTAAACCACCAAAAGAAGGTCTGCCAGACTACGAATCAATGCTGTCAGATCGAAAGTTAAGAGCTGGTCAAATCAGATTCCTGTGGGCACATGGATGGCCAATGAAAAAAATTTCTGAACGGCTTGGATGCCATTACAACGTTGTACGTTACACAATAACTAAAAATTGCTACAGCGACGTTCAACAAATAAAGCCTAAATGGTGGGAAGATGAAACAGAATAAACGCGCCCCATGGCCATGGCCAATTCATAACGGACTACCCCTATTGCCAGCAAAGAAGTTTGATCCGTCTAAGTGGCCGGATGCGCCGTATTGACGCACGTAAATAGCATCGCTATAATTTATGAAACGCTTGGCGGCGTATTGGGCAAGGCTTCACATGCTGTCTGCTGGTGCCCACCAGTCCGCCAACATCCGAAAGGGTGAGACAGCAGGTGAAGCCTTTTTTGTTAGGCTGAGATGAGAAAATCAATCTCTAAAAAACTTCGCTTTGAAGTATTCAAGCGCGATAGTTTTGAGTGTCAATATTGCGGATCGCATCCACCCGGCGTTCTTTTGCATGTAGATCATATACATCCTGTTGCTGAAGGTGGAACAAACGATATTGACAACTTAGTCACATCGTGTGAAGAATGCAACTTTGGCAAAGGCGCAAGACTTCTTACGGCAATTCCTGAGAGCCTAGAAGAAAAGGCAAAAAAGATTGCTGAGTCAGAAGCCCAGATCGTTGGCTATCAAAAAGCAATCATGGCAAAAAGAAGCAGGCTGGAAGATGCTGCTTGGAATGTAGTCCATATTTTTAATCAAGACGCAAACGTCTTTAACAAGGCCGATTTTCAAAGCATTAGAAACTTCATTGACAAGCTAGGACTTGATGAAGTAATGAATGCGGCAGAGATTGCAAGCGCAAGAAACTACTGGAGTCTTTCGCGCCAGTTTAGATACTTCTGCGGGATTTGCATTAATAAGTGCAAGGCGGCAGGAAAATGAAGCGACCTTCATTTCAGTTCTACCCAAGTGACTGGCTAAGGGATACGGCCCTTAGAACCTGCTCTATTGGTGCGCGAGGCCTTTGGATAGACATGATATGTTTTATGCATGAGGGCAATCCATACGGGCATCTAAAGGTTGGTAACAAGGTTATCCTTCCTGCTAACCTTGCGGCTATGGTCGGATCAACCTTGCCTGATGTTGAAGGTTGGCTAGAAGAACTTCGATCAGCAGGCGTCTATGACGTTGATGCCGATGGAACTATTTTGTCAAGGCGCATGATAAGAGACGAAAACCTAAGAAACATGCGTGCTGCCGGAGGAAAGTTAGGCGGCAATCCTGCATTGAAGTCTCCAGATAAGGTTAACCTCAAGGTTAACCTCAAGGATAAGCAAAAACCAACCCCTTCATCTTCTTCTTCATCTTCTACTTCATTTAATTCCGTACCTAAAGGTACGGGCGCAAAAGCGCCGCTCACTCCAGACGAAATAATCTTCGGGTACGGGGTCCCATTGCTTACCAACGCTGGGACGCCTGAAAAGCAGGCTAGGACGTTCTTGGGTGGCCTGCGGAAATCTCACGGTGACGGTGAGCTTGTAGACGCATTGCGAGAGTGCATCCGTGCTAAGCCGCTACAGCCTCTGGAATGGCTGGCAAAGGTGCTCCCGCCAAAAGGTGCGCCGCCGAAGCTGAACAAGCAGGAGGCATTGGAAGCCTCAAACCGCGCAGTGGTGAAACGGTTGCTCGAAAAGGACGGACATGGAATACAGTAAAAAACAGGATTTTTTCCAGATGGTTGCAGATGTGATGAGTTACTACAAGCAGGACACATCCGAGTTCATGCTTAACGTTTTTTGGGATGCCTGCAAAGACTTGGAGTTTGAAGCCGTGTCCAAGGCTTTTAATGCTCACGCCAAAGACCCGGACAAGGGCCAATTTGCGCCGAAGGTGGCAGACATTGTTAGACTTCTTCAAGGCACAAAGACGGATCGCTCTATGGTGGCTTGGGGCAAGGTTTACGACGCAATGTGCAGCGTCGGAGCCTATACGGATGTGTGCTTTGATGAGGCCGCGATTAATGCCGCTGTAAACGATTGTGGCGGATGGGTGAAGATGTGCCGTACCAGCATGGAAAACTTGAGCTACCTACAGCACCAGTTTTGCAAGAGTTATTCCGCATACGCTGGCCGCAGCGACTACGAATATCCGAAGGTATTGATTGGGGAAACCGCATCGGCTGCACTGTTTGCAAAGCGCGGACTAAAAGCGCCGGAGCCTAGAATGATCGGGAATGAGCAGGCCGCGAAAAACGTCTACCAAGGCGGATTCACTGCTATCGAGCGCGGACCTAGAAGCATTGGAGCATTGCTTGCTGGTGTTACAAATAATGTAGGGTAAACACCTATAGAACCCAATCAATCCATAGGCTAGGATAAACACACTGCAATATCGCAGATTTTTAAGGAGTAAATATGAGCAAGCCCGAAACGATTACGATTGACGACATCAAATATGTCCGCTCTGATGCGGTCCAGGTAAAGCCCAACGGGAATCGCAACGTGGTTGTGTGTGACCGTGGCTGGATTTTCGCAGGCGATGTGACCCGCGAGAATGGCCGCATCAAGATCGCCCGTGCACTGCATGTGTTCCGCTGGGAGTCCATTGGATTTGATGGCGTCATTAAGAATCCGAAGAGCAACAATGTGACTCTCAAGACCCTGGCTGACGTTGACATGCCTGCTGATTCTGAACTGTTTTCTATCCCGGTGGATAGTGAATGGGGGCTGTAATGGCTGGCGAATTTAAGCCGGTAGGCGACGGCTACGGCTACGGCTACGGCTACGGCGACGGATACGGCGACGGCTACGGCAACGGCTACGGCTACGGCTACGGCTACGGATACGGCGACGGCTACGGCAACGGCTACGGATACGGCGACGGCTACGGATACGGCGACGGCTACGGCAACGGCTACGGCTACGGCTACGGATACGGCGACGGCTACGGCAACGGCTACGGCTACGGCACTGTTACCGGCAATACACGCAAGCGCAGAAGCTAGGATAAGGCATCCAATAGGAGGAAGTATGAGCGATGTAATGCTTTTTGGAGTTCTTGAAATGCCTTACAACATGGCAATGAATGATGAGCTTTCTAGATGGCAATATTGGCAGCGAGGCCAAGAATCGGCACAAAATATTCGTGATTTGCAAGCTCAGGTAGAAGAACTGCAAGCAGATGCCGAGAGGCTTGATTGGCTTGACAAAGAAATCAGCGGCGGAGAACCTAAACGCATTGCTTGCCTGCCTGGATGCCTAAGAGCAGTAATCGACGCTGCAAGAAAGGATCAACAATGACCATGACCAAGACATATGCCCTAAAACGCCTCCTAGAGCACGGTGAGCTAAGATTCCGTGAGATAGTAGAGACAACCGGATGGAAGCCTAGCGAAGCGTGGAGTGCGATTCAGTGTCTGATGAGAAAAGATGTTGTGTCTGCCGATGGTATTTATCAGCGTGTTGTTTATAGGCTTGCAGAATGACCATCCTAGAAAAGCTAACCAAGCTCCGAGACAACTACAAGAAACAGCAGAAGTTTCTGGAAGCAAAGGCAGTACAGAGGGCTATTGATCTTGTGCGGAAATGAACCTAACCACAGCCCGCCAAACAACCCTAGACTGGCTAATCAAGCTATCAAAGGAACCAGGATGGCGACACCACGCATGGCACAGGGCACAAGAGCTAGACAAAGACCAGAGCGGGTTGTATTGTGGAATTGCCCAAGAGTTAAAGAGCGCTATGAGGAAATCGAGCGAAGAAGCAAAGAAAGCTGGGGGCTGAATTGAGATACGCACTCCGTGTAGACGCCAATCAGGCGCAAGTAATCAGCGCACTAGAGGCCGCAGGAGCTAAGGTAATGGTCATTGGAAAGCCTGTAGACCTGCTGGTAGGGTTTAATCGACGGTTCGCGCTGTTCGAGGTGAAGGACGGCGCAAAATATGCCAGCCAGCGCAAGAAAACGGCCCTACAGCAGCGTTTCTTTGAGTTGTACGAGGGTTACCCAGTCTGCCTTGTCGATGGCCCTGAGGCCGCGATACGTGCACTGAATGTGCTAAAGGCTGGATGAAAACACAGACTAGGGTAAGCACCTATTGTTTTATTCCATAGAGAGGCGATGATTTAGGCGTGTACTTAGAGGTGGTGCGGCGTGGAAGGGCACGCGCCAAAGCAAAGGAACAGCAATGAAGATCGAAGTAGAAGCCAGCGCACTAGACAAGATCAAGGCCATGTGTGAGCGTTTGCAGCAGGAGAGGGATGAGTTGCTGCACGCGGTTATTGAGGTGGAAGATGCGCTTGAAGACGGGCATTGGCAAGAAACCAAGAGTGCGCTTCGGGGATTGATCGCCAAATGCACACAGGAGCAGTCATGAGCCGCGAGAAATTGATTCAGCAGACGTTTGAATCTGGTGGAGAATATCGCGGGCAATACGACTTGCACCAGTTTACAAGCGAAGAACTAGAACGCTTCGCCGCCGCCATCCGAGCAGCTACTAAGGAAGAAGATGCAAGGATCGCAGATTCTTTTTATCATCACATTCGACAATACACTACTGATGTTCCTGATATTGGTGGGGCCATCCGTGCAAGCAAATGAGCGAACCCAAAGACCCACATGAATAAATAACAATGAGCCTTTTTGATAACGTAAAGCCAATTCCAGATTGGGAATCTTATGGCATAACCAAAGATGGATTAATTTACAGAATTGGTAAAGCAAAAGGCGCAAAAGTTGGCAAACAAATAAAACCGCACTTGCATACAAAAAGAGGCTATTTAACAGTAAGACTTTATCAAAAAGATAAACAAAAAACGTTTGACGTTCATAGGCTGGTTGCAATTACTTATTTTGGTGAAATTCCATTTGGTATGGATGTATGCCATAAAAATGGGATAAAAACAGATTGTCGTTTAGATAATCTTCGAGTTGGCAGCAAAAGCTCTAACGAGATGGACAAGATAGATCACGGGACATCAAATCGCGGCGAAAGAAATGGCAACAATAAATATTCAGAAAGTCTCATAAAAACCGCTAAAAATAGGATTGCTGCAAAAGAAGACATAAAAGAAATTTCACAGTCTCTTGGTATAAACATTCGCCATCTAAAAAACATAAAAAATGGCTATAAATGGAAATGGCTGTAATGGAAGACAACAATCCGCGATCTGCTGTAGAGTACCTCATTAAGACAGCCCCCAGGTTCGCCAAAGCCAAGGCTGAGAGGGTCTATGTGGAGAACTTTCTCAGAAGCAAGAAAAGCCTGCTCATGGCTCAGACCGAAGGAGCAGTAAACGCAAAGGAAGCGTATGCCTACGCGCATCCAGAGTACATCGAGCTACTGAAAGGGCTTAGAACTGCTGTAGAGGCCGAGGAAACGCTGAAATACAAAATGTTGGCGGCTGATCTTTCTGTTCAAATCTGGCGGACAGAGCAAGCCAGCAACAGATCAATTGATAAGGGCATATGCCAGGACAATGCAACGCGATAGGAGTGAATGATGGAGTACAAATACCCGCCTTTGCCATACCCGCAAATTCCAGGCAACGACTACACAGCAGCCGACCTGCGCCAATACGCAGAACAAGCAGTAGCACCACTGCTGGCTGAGATTGAGCGGCTGAAACGTGGCGAGTTCATCTGTAACAAATGCTATCTACGTAAAGACGCAGAGGTTGGCACGCCTGATTTTTGAATCTCCCCTGGTGCATAGGTTTTGCGTTCACTCCTAGCGCAGTTGCCGCCTATGCATCCTTAACCCCGTGGCCGTGTGGCTACGGGGTCTTTTTAGGAACGATATGGACCATTCGACATTGCCCTATGACTGCTGCCGATGCCACGGCGTATCGACCGATGAGGGCGAGCTTGTCGCGCCGTGCAACACGTGCAGGCGTATTCTGTGGGCTAAACCTGCTGGGCCGCGCTCCCCGTGGTTTATGGAGCCGCCACGCAGTTACAAAGACGGTACATGCAAAGAGCATTGGCCTGTATAAATAAACACTAGGGTAAACACCTATAGATTTTGTGTTTAGGTGCCGATAATAACTACATCAGCAACGTAAATAGGAGAAACGAAGTGATTTTTAGAATTGAGTTTTGCAAAGCGGGTAAGCTAGAGGTTAGTCGCCAGCCTTCCAAGCTGTGCAGGGTTCGGTTCGATTCCGACTATCCGCTCCAACAGCGCTGTTAGACAAATTGGTAAAGTCAGCAGGCTTAAACCCTGTTATCTGGTGGTTCGAGTCCACCACAGCGCACCAAATAACTGCCGTTAGTTCAAAGGATTAGAACAAGACGTTTCTACCGTCTAGATGTGGGTTCGATTCCTGCACGGCGGGCCAAAGACACAGTAAAATTTACAGGTCGAAAGCCTATATAGGGCATTCAGTCCGCAGTGTGAACAATTCCCACGCCATCCGAGGAATTGGAATATCCCCCGTTTCCCACCTGATCCATGTCCTAATGTGGACATAGACTACTCTGGCCGCCTGGGCCTGCGTTAAACCGGCCTGTAGGCGTTTTTCCTTGATCTCCAAGGGCGTCATAGCATGTCCTCGATTGCCTTCGCTAGAGCCTCGATAATGGCCCAGAGGATGGTCACGAAGAACCCAGCGAGGAAGAAGTAGAAGAGTAGTTCAATCATAGCCCGATCTCCCGAAGAATCAGCAGGAAGCGCCGATAGGGCAAGGGCTCGATGCCGAGAGAGGCACATCGGGAAAGGTGAGAGACGTATTCATTGCGGGTATTCATGATTGGCCTTTCTGGGTTAGGCTGGGAGAATAGGGACGCATTCACCGGTCTGGAAATAGTGGGCACGCTGGCGGAAAGCAAACGAATGATCGAATTTACCAGCCAATGCGTCGGCCCGATTTTGCAGGCACCGTGCGAAGTAGGATTCTGGATTGTTTACCCTGACGCGGCCTTCTTGAACTTCAGCGATGCAAGCCATGGCGTTGTCCGCGTACCATTGGCGCGTCTGCTGGATGGTTTCAGGTGTCAGATTCATAGGTTACTCCAATCGGGTCAACACGCCCGGTATTGCGCCCAGGATGCTAGGCGCAATGGCTGGTGGGTTACTTCGAGATAAACAATGAATCTGCCTTTGCTTGCGGCGAGCTGGTTTCGCGGTTCAGGCGATTGCAGACGGCTTGCAGGTCTTTGATGGTGATGCGTTGCATGATTATTTCTCCAGAGTCACTGAAAGCAAGCCAGAGCGCGACGGCCGCTGTACAGCTCGAAGTGGATGATGTCGCTGTGGCGACCGTGGCCGCTATGAAACAGCTTGAAGCCAGCGGCGCAAGCAGCATCGGACAGTATGAGATTTCGGGTTCCGAACTCAAGGCCGCGAGTGCTGAATGCGACTTCAAGTAAGGAGGCTATCTTTTGTTGAACTTGCATGTTATTTCTCCTAGGTTGTGGTGGGTTGCTGATGGTTTAATTATCGGCATTAACTGACAGAATGCCATTAGGGAAAACCCTTAGAAAGCACTGATCGTTTGACCAGCATAGGGTAAACACCTAGAATGAGGGCATCAAATCCTGGGACTGAGACCCGGTCCCCGAAGCGGTTAGGCTAGACCCATCGGATAAACCCTGCGACAGGCCAGCGTATAAGCATCTAGGCCACCTGAATGATTGTGCACAGCGATGCACCAGATCAGCAGGCAGCAAGGGATAAACAAGATAGCCCACGGCATAAGCACAAAAGCCATGCCAAGAAAACACCCCACGCGCTAGGGGTTTGAATGCATTCCAGAAACAAACAGGTTGACAATGTTAGCAAGCGCTAACGTATAATCACCTCGCGCGTGCGCACGCGATATAGATAGGGATAGATCAGCGCCAGGATGATGCAAGCGAAGCAGATGGATGAGAGATAGCTGAGAGATGCCTTATAAGGACCATCGGCCATCCTTACATTCACAGTTCTTATCAAAGCCATACAGTTTGATAACCTACACTATAGTAAGCACTAACATACAGGCTAGGATGTAGCAGATACGATGCCAATTATGTTAAGCATGCACCTGAAGTGAGTGATGTAAGTGCTTGCTACTGTTGGAATAGACAGAAGTGAGTGGTTACTAGGGGGGGGAGGGTGTGAGTTGTGGTGAAATAGTTGTTGTATCCTCCTCCCCACATGAAAAGAGAAATTGGACTCGAAAAGGAAAATCCGAATGGACCTTGAAGATGAAGAGCTGGATGAGTTGATTGATTTGAGTTCCAGGCCTGTGAAGGAGCTGACGAGGAAAGAGAAGTCCAAGCTGAATAAGGAGGCTTGGAAGATGAGGAATATGAACCCTGTGGTGAAGGCTAGGGAGCCTGTAGCTACGACGAAGGGTAAGAAGCAGAGGATGGAGGACTTCAAGGAATATCTCTTGAGTGATCCTCGTGCTACCAAGGTGATTCGTAAGACGTTTGAGATTGCTATGAATGATGACCATCCTGGGCAGATGGCGGCGTTGAAGATGTGTGCGGATCGGATTCTTCCTGTCAGCCTGTTTGAACCTAAAAAGGGTGGGAACAGGACTGCTGTGCAGATTAACATCACTGGGATTGGTGAATCTCCGATTACAATAGACAACGATACCGGAGAGATTGATGAATCCTGAAACAAAGATTTTTCTTAATAATCATAAATGCGGCGATTCTCATAAAAGAGATGCTGCTTTGTTGGTTATTAATTCAATGAGCAATTCTTCTTTAGAAGACAGGGCGTTGATTTTGGAATACGCAACATCAAAAATAAAAGAAATAAACTGCAATATTGCAAAAATGACATACGCTCATGCTGTTGCTGAAAAACTGTATTTTTTTACTGATGATCTTTTAGTGCTATGGGATGAGCCTTCTTTAAAAGAGCTTATAGGAGTAGTTGATGAATAGTCTCGAACTTTATCCTTCTACGGAGCTTGAGATTTTTCATGAAAATGGGAAGTTTTGTCCTGTGGCTGCTTCAGGGACCTGATGGCAAATCTTAACTTGAAGTTCTCTGATTCTGGAAAGAAAGCAGATGATGGAGTGGAGATTTGGGAAGTTAGCAATGACTAACATTTATCTATATATTCGACCATACTATCTTGTTGCCGGCATTGTTATTGGACTTGTGGTTGGAATGATATTTCTTTAATGGCTAACTTTTACACGTATGCTCATTACAGAGCAGATACAAATTGTCTTTTTTACATTGGTAAGGGACAAAGTAACAGGCACTTGAAAAGACAAAACAGGAATAATTATTGGCACAATATTGTCAATAAAGCGGGTGGTTTTAAAAGTGAGATACTTTGCTGTTTTGATTCTGAGCAAGATGCGTTAGCTCATGAGGAATTTTTAATCTCTGTTTTTAGAGATTTAGGCCAAAAATTGGCCAATATTTGTTCTGGTGGGAAAAGTAATTCTGGCCCAAGACACACTGAAGAAAGTAAAAAAAGACTCAGTATTGCTCACAAAGGCAAAAAACCAAGCGATCTTGCTTTAAAGAATTTACGGGAAGCTTTAATAGGCGTTCCCAAAAGTAAAAAACACAAAGAAAATTTAAGTAAAGCAAAAAAAGGAACTCAATCTCCAAAAGCTTGGATTCCTGTATTTTGTACAACTAATGGCATTAGATACGAATCAATTACTTTTGCAGCAAAAGAGCTTTGTTTAGACATGAGCCATATAGTCAAATGTTGCAAGAAAAAAATTGCTTCAACAAAAGGCTATTCTTTTGAGTATTGCAAATAATGCCTAATTTATCGTTCCAGCTTCTCAAGTGGCAGAGGAAGGTTCTTCCTGATCCGTCTCGATTCAAGGTAGTAGTTGCTGGAAGACGTTCAGGCAAGTCTCGTCTGGCTGCTGTTTCCCTTCTCATTGAAGCCCTGAAATGCCCTAAAGGTTCTGGAGTGATGTACGTCGCTCCTACTCAAGGTCAGGCAAGAGTCATTATCTGGGACTTGTTGATGGACTTGGGGCATGAGATCATTGCCTCATCCCATGTGAATAACATGGAGATAACTCTGGTCAACGGGTGTGTTATTTACGTCCGTGGTGCTGATAGACCGGATACCCTTCGAGGCATGGACCTGTGGTATGTCGTCATGGACGAATACGCAGACATGAAGCCGATTGTGTGGGAGCAGGTTATCCGTGCTGCTTTGTCTCGCCATAAGGGCCGGGCTTTGTTTATTGGGACTCCAAAGGGAAGAAACCACTTCTACGACCTTTATCAGATTGGAGTTCATGAAAAAGACGATGAATGGAAGTCATGGCTTTTCTATACAGCAGACAACGAACTCATCGACCCCGCTGAAATCGAGGCTGCAAAGAGAACTCTGAGTACCTTTGCTTTCCGTCAGGAATACTTGGCTGACTTTGATAACGCTGGGACGGATGTTTTCAAAGAACAATGGTTGAAGTTTGGGAAAGAACCAAAACCGGGCTCTTATTACATCGCGGTTGACCTTGCAGGTTTTGAATCCGTAGGCCAATCAGCCTCTAAAAGCAAAAAACGACTCGACCAATCAGCGATTTGTGTCGTCAAACAACAAGATGACGCGAAGTGGTTTGTCAGGAAAATTGAACATGGACGCTGGGATATTCGTGAAACCGCCATCCGCATCCTTAAAAACATCCGTGAATTCAAACCCATGAAGGTAGGGATTGAAAAAGGCTCTCTTTTTAACGCTGTCATGCCTTACCTCAGTGAACTGATGAGGAAAAACAACCAGTTCGCCCACATCCAACCACTTACCCACGGAAATCAGAAAAAGAACGACCGGATTATCTGGGCGCTTCAGGGTAGGTTTGAACACGGTCGGATCATCCTGAATGAAGAAGAAAACTGGGATGAGTTCAAGGACGAGTACCTCATGTTTCCGACTTCCAGCGTCCACGATGATTTGATTGACGCCCTCTCCATGATTGACCAGATGGCTGTTACAACCTACATCGAGGATGAGGAATACGACTACCAGCCTCTGGACACAATATCTGGGTACTGAGTAGAATGTAAGCAATTACTTACTTTGGGGGTCATATGCCACTCAAGTCCGGGAAAAGCCAAAAAGTCATCAGCTCCAATATCCGCAAGGAAATCAAGGCTGGTAAACCTCAGAAACAAGATGTCGCCATCGCTCTTTCAAAGGCAGGGCTTGCAAAGCCTAAAAAGAAATGAAGATCAAGAATACTGGTGAGGCCGAGCAGATCACTCCGATTGATGATTCGGAGCCCGTATACCATGAATACACTGAAAGCGAAAAAAAGCTCATTGCTTTCGTCATGGACCACTGCGACCGATGGAGAGACTATCGGGACCAGAACTTCATGGATGATTGGGAAAAGTACGAAAGAATCTTTCGAGGAAAGTGGACGGAAGACGACAAGATTCGTCAGTCGGAGCGTTCCCGCATTATTTCTCCCGCCTCCCAACAAGCAGTAGAGACCCGTCATGCCGAAATGATGGAGGCCATCTTCGGACAAGGTGAGTGGTTTGACATCAAAGACGATCTTGAAGATCAGGAACAACTGGATGTCAACAAGATCAAAAAACAACTCTACGAGGACTTCTCTCGGGATAAAGTGAGGAAGTCAGTCGATCAAATTGAGTTGATGGCAGAGATTTATGGTACAGGTATTGGCGAAGTCATTGTTAGCCAAAAGAAAGAGTTCTATCCGACGAGTGTTCCGGTCAACGCAACCGAAATGGCCTATGGAACGATGCCAAGGGAAAGAATCTCCGTCCAGCTTGTCCCCGTCAACCCAAAAAACTTCCTTTGGGACCCCAACGGGACATCCGTAGAAGATTGCATGGGCGTTGCGATTGAAAAGTACGTCTCTCTCCATAGAATCGCCCAAGGCATTACCTCGGGGAAGTACCTGAATGTCAATATTGACAGCATGTACTCGGAGGATAAATTTGAGGCGACTCAGGAAAAGACGAATTTTCAGGACGAGAAAGTTCTACTTCTGACCTACTACGGTCTGGTTCCTCGTGAATATCTCGGGGAAGAAGAAGTCGAACCTTTGGTAGAAAACGAAGGCCTCGATGACTACGAAGACATGGTTGAAGCTATCGTAGTCATCGGGAACAACGGGATGCTTTTAAAGTACGGAGAGAACCCGTACATGATGCAGGATCGTCCTATCCTGACATATCAGGACGACACCGTTCCCGGTCGTCTTCCGGGGCGTGGGACGATTGAAAAAGCCTTCAATATGCAGATGGCAATCGATGGGTCCATGAGGTCCCATATGGATTCTCTTGCCCTCACAACTGCCCCCATGATGGGAATTGACGCGACTCGTATCCCACGAGGGATGAAGTTTGAGGTCATCCCAGGTAAGTCACTTCTGGCTAACGGGAACCCTGCCGAAATCTTCACGCCGATGAAGTTTGGTCAGACTGACGGTCAGGCCATGCAGACGGCCAATGAGTTTGAGCGTATGCTTCTCATGTCTACGAATACCGTAGACTCCAATGGACAAGTGACTCAGGTAGCTCGTGATGGTGGACAAGGATTTGATCTTGCCGTTGCCACGATGATCAAGAAGAACAAACGAGCCTTGGTGAATCGCCAGGAAGACTTCATCATTCCGTTCGTTCAAAAAGCATGCTGGAGATACATGCAGTTCGATCCTGAGCGGTATCCGTCCGTGGATGTGAATTTCATCCCGACAGCTACTCTTGGAATTATTGCCCGTGAGTACGAACAGAAACAACTGGCTTTCCTCGTCCAGACTCTGGGGGCGGATTCTCCGCTAACGCCTATTCTCATGGCCTCGATCATGAGAAATACCTCCATGGCGGATCGTGAGGAAATCGCTCAACAACTGATCCAGCTTGCCCAGCCTGACCCTGCTCAACAAGAAACTGCGATGGCCCAGATGCAGAAACAAATGCAATTGGTGGACGCACAGATTGCAGATCAGACAGTTGCGACTCATTTAAAGGAATCCCAGATCATCCTGAACATGGTGAACGCTCAACTCGCACCCGAAGAAACAAAGGCCAAGGTTCTCTCTGCTATCAGTAGAAATCTCCCTTCTGATGACAATGAGGTGAACCAAGAGTTCGACCGTCGCTACAAACTTGCTCAGTTGATGCTGAAAGAAAAAGACATCGACAGCAATGAGCGTATCGCCATGTCTCAAATGCGTCAATGAAAGCCTTGCAACAGTTTTATAACGAACTTCATTCAGAGCATCTTGACCTTTCCGGTGGTTATGACATTGTTTTAATCAAAGACCAATGATGAACAAAGAACTTGAACGCTATTACGAAGAACGTTTCTCAATGATGGCAACACAAGGCTGGAAAGACTTGGTTGAAGATGTTGAGCAAATGTTAGCGGCCACTAACAATCTGGATAATATCGACTCAGCAGACAAGATGTTCTTCAGAAAAGGTGAGGTTTCGATCATGAAATGGTTCCTTGGACTCAAGGAAATGTCCGAAAAGGCTTATGAGGAATTAAAGAATGAAGAGACTCTATGACTTTTTCTGTCACGACTGTGGCGAAATGTTTGAAAAGTTAGTAAGTACCAACATACATTCAGTTGAGTGTGAATGCGGCGGTCACGCGAACCGACAAGTCTCTATGCCAAGCATCAAACTGGATGGAACTACTGGTGATTTCCCAACCGCATACGACCGCTGGGCAAACATCCGTGAGCAGAATCGCAAGGTCAAAGGCAAAAAAAGCTGGGCCGAAGAGTATTAATTTCGCAAAAATTGAAGTGAGTGCTTGCATCTAAGTTAGTGACCACTTGCTAACTTTGAAAATTGCGAGTACATTTCAACTAGTCCTCTGGTAACCGAAAGGCAGAGGTTGTTTAACCTGACAACCCATTTGGGCAGGAGTGTTTATGTCTGAGCAGCAGGATTTGGAGCAAGAGCAGTTTGAGAATTTGACCGACGAAACCGTTGATGAGGCCCGAGAGACCAAAGAAGCGGTAGAGACAGATGATGATTTGGAGCCCCGATACAAAGGGAAAACTCTCAAAGACATCGTCAAGATGCATCAAGAGGCTGAAAAGCTTATTGCGCGTCAGTCTCAAGAGGTCGGTGAAGTTCGAAGACTTGCTGATGAGCTTATCAAATCACAACTGAAGCCCAAGACTGAAGAAGAACCGGCGAAAGTCGATTTTTTTGAGAACCCTGAGGAGGCGATTCGACGCGCAGTTGAGTCAAATCCGAAGGTAAAGCAGGCAGAACTGTATGCCTTGCAGGCTTATCAAGAGCAGGCGCGTGCCCAACTACTGAGCAAGCATCCTGACGCACTTGAACTAGCAGCCGACCCCGAGTTTCGGAGTTGGATTGCAGCCAGCAAAGTACGGACTCGGCTTGCCATTGAAGCTGACCAGAAGTTGGACGTTGAGGCCGCAGACGAGTTGTATTCTCTTTACAAAGAGCGCAAGACTTTGACTGCAAAGCCCAAGATTGACCCTGTTGAAAAAGCGAATCGTACCGAATCGCTCAAGAAGGCAAGTGTTGAAACTGGTGGCAGTGGAGAGAGTTCCAAAAAGATTTACCGTAGGTCGGACATCATCCAGCTTAAATTGACCAAACCTCAAGAGTTTGAAGCACGACGAGAAGAAATCGAGCGTGCCTACTATGAGGGGCGGGTCCGGTAAACAACTTTGAAAGGAAACTATCATGCCTTTGGGTACGAATAACACGACCACTACGGTTGCAGACAAGTGGATTCCCGCGCAATGGGAAGATGAAGCTATCGCAACCTATAAGGGCAAAACTGTCATGGCCAATCTGGTCAAGAAGATGCCCGTCCAAGGTAAAAAGGGTGACACCTTCTACCTGCCCAATCCCGCTCGCGGCGATGCTTCCGTCAAGGCTGCCAACACTCAGGTTACGCTGATTGCTGACACCGCTGGCGAAATCAGACTCACGATTGACAAGCACTACGAGTATTCGAAACTGTACGAGGACATCGCTGACATTCAGGCTCTGAATGGCATGAAGCCCTTCTACACGGACGATGCTGGTTATGCTCTGGCAAAGCGGATTGACCGCGAACTGCACAAGATCGGCGCTCGTTTCAACGGTGGTTCCATTGCTGGTGCTACCAACCTCTACGAATCGGCTGTGATTGGCAGCAACGGTACGACTGCATTCTCCGGTTCTGCAAACACCAACACCGGTAACGGTGCGGCGATTACCGATGCTGGCTTCCGCGCCATGATCCAGAATCTGGAAGATGATGACGTTCCGAGCGATGAGCAGTATTTTGTGATTCCTCCGGTGGAAGCCAACGTCATGCGCGGTATTGCCCGATTCACGGAACAAGCCTTCCGTGGTGACGGTACTGCCCTGCGCACTGGCCGTCTGGGCAACCTGTATGGTGTGGAAATCTATATTTCCTCGCTGTGCCCGTGGATTCATGTCAACAGCGTGACCGGCACCCAATCTGTGACGTTTACCTCCACCGCTCCGACCGGCGCATCGTTTGTTGACGAGTTTGACCTGACGGTTGACTGGGCCACCTCCAGCCCGACCGACACCAAGTACCGTGCTGCGCTGCTGTTCTCGCGTGACTCCATGCTGCTCGGTGAGCAGATGAAGATGCGCGTCCAACAACAGTACAAGCAAGAGTATCTGGGCTACCTTGTGACCGCTGATTGCCTGTTTGGTACGACCGAACTGCGCGATTACGCGGGCCTGGCCTGTGCGGTACCTGCGTGACTAGACTAATTATGGATTAGTCGCTACAATTCTCCTGTCATTAACACGGCAGGAGAATTTATGCCACTTACTTATCAGCAAGTCAAAGAAAGAAAAGAGTCTGATCCAGAGTACGCAGAACGGTTAAAAACATATAGAAAAAACTATGTTGAAAAAAACCGAGAAAAGGAAAAGGAAAGGCAGCGTTTAGTTAAAGAGAAAAGTAGGGCGAAAGATAGAGAGTCTTATAACGCATATATGCGAGAATGGACTAGGAAAAATTCTGAGTCAATTAATGCAAAGCGTAGAGAAAAAAGACAATCTAATCCAGAGCTTGCTAGACTTGATAATGAGCGCAGAAAATTAAGGCGTGATCCAGAACAGCATAGGAGCACAATGCTTCGTGCAACTTATGGAATAACACTTGATGATTACAAAAGGATGTACAGTGAACAAAAAGGATGCTGTGCAATTTGTGAGCAAGAAAAACCGCCAGAAGGCAGAGCCGGATTGGTTGTTGATCATTGCCACAAGTCTGGTAGTATAAGAAAACTACTTTGCTCCCAATGTAATAAAGGACTTGGACATTTTTACGAAAATGTTGATTTTTTGGCAAAAGCGATTGATTATTTAGTTAAACATCGAAAGGACAAATATGGCTACTGTTAATCAAGGTACGCAACAGTTCCAAGGTCTGTTCAAAGAACTTTGGACGGTCAAGGAAACTGTTGATTTTGGCAATGCTGCTACTGGTTCTGGTACGTTTGCTTCCGCAGATGTGACTGTTCCTGGCGTTGCGCTTGGTGACGCTGTTGGTTTCATCAGCGTTGGCGTTGACACTGTTGACGCTGTTATTGGTGGCGCTGTGACGGCTGCAAATACCGTTACTCTGACGCTGCTGAATAACACTGCTGGTGCTGTTGACCTCGCATCCACGACTGTAAAGTTTGTGGTTGGCCGACCAGCTTGGTAACATAAGCCCCTTCGGGGGCTTTCTTCTATGAAGTTTCGTTGTCTAAGAAGCGGTCACATTGCTGAGTTCAGCAATCCTAATGACATCGAGCAGATGAAAACCCATCCAGCTTATGAAGAGGTCAAAGATGAAACCGATGAAAAAGACGAAAAAGCCCAGCAAAAAGCCCAAAAAAGGCGAGTACTGAAACTAAGGAACGGCAATGGGACTGTTTGATTTCTTGCGTTCTGCCCCGAGCAAACAAGTCTCGGTAGAAACTGGCGGTCTTCGTGACCTCTATATCCGACACATGGAAGAGGCTGCGATGATGGGCGTTCAGCCTTTACCATTTCCTGAGTTTGTCAAACGGATTCAGGAGCAGCAATCTCAACAGCAGCTGCAACAACGTCAGATGCTGGAAGAGCAGATTAAGCAAAAGCGCGGTCTTCTTTCTCCTAACTGACATGGAAATCAATTTTCATGGCGGCGATGATGAGTCTGGAAACGTTTTCGCTGTAGAAACAAAGGCTCCAGCCGGTCATTATCTGGAGTCTCACAAACACGAACACTCGCACATGAGTGTGCTTGTCAGTGGTGACGCTTTAGTCACAGTGGATGGCAAAAAAACCAAGTATTCTGGCTACAACCTCATCACAATCCCAAAGAATACAGTACACTCGGTGTTAGCACTTACTGACATTGTGTGGCTTTGTTTATGGGCTGATGATGTAGCCCCAAAGGAACTTGCAAAAGATTCATTGAGATTGATTCATGAAGATCAAACTACTTAAAGAGGGTATTAATGTTGCGCCTATTTATTGGGCACTTCTAAAAAATCCTTCTTTATGGAACCAAAACACTGCGAGGACAGAGGATGAAAAAAGTCCGCATTTTGGTTTAGATGATATTTGGGCAAGATTTGGAGAACAGGAAAGAGCGGTAGATGGAGAGGCTCACGATAGCAAATGGTATCCATCATCTGATATTTTGGGTATCAAGCCTCTTGTTTATGATATTTTTAGGTTTGCAGAAGGTGACGAACTTGGCGGAGTATTAATCACAAGAATTCCTCCTGGGAAAATGTGTAAGCCGCATACTGATCCGGGATGGCACGCTAGACGTTATCAAAAATTTGCAGTTCAAATTACCAGTGCGCCCGGTCAAAAATTTTGTTTTGAAGGCGAAGAACTTGAAACAAAGCCCGGTGATTTATTTTGGTTTGACAACCAATTTACTCATTGGGTAACAAATGAAACACCTTATGAGCGGGTAACAATGATTATTTGTATCCGCAAAGGAGATTAATATGCCATGGGCAGCAGCGGCAACAGTAGCAAGCGGTTACCTCCAGAGTAGGTCTGCGAAGAAGGCCGCTCAATCTCAAGCAGATTCACAACAAGCAGCGGCAGAACAAGCCGCAGAAATGTCGCGTTTCCGCCCTGTTGGCGTAACTACGCGATTTGGTAGTTCTAACTTTACTACTGACGCCGAAGGTAATGTTACTGGTGCTGGATACACGCTTGATCCGACACTTCGCGCTCAACAAGAGCAACTTCTTGGCATTTCCAGCAATGCCCTTCAACAGTATCAAAACGCATTTGCTCAAACCCAAGGTCTAGGTCAAACTGGTCAAGGTCTTATTGGTCTTGGTCAACAGTATCTTGCTTCTACCCCTCAAGAGCAGGCTCAAAAGTTCCTGCAAGAACAACAAGGATTGTTGGCTCCGCAACGTGCTGAACAACTTGCTGGTCTACGCAATAACCTTTTCCAGCGTGGCAGAGAAGGTCTTGCTATAGGCGGAGAAGGTGGAATGATGGCGACCAATCCTGAGTTGGCTGCTTACTACAACTCAATTGCTCGTCAAGACCGTGAATTGGCTGCAAACGCCACTCAAGCTGGCATGGATTACGCTCGATTTGGAGCTGGTCTTGTCGGTACGGGCGGTGGGTTGCTTGGGTCTATGTATGACGTTCAAAACCAAGCATACTCTCCGTATCAAACGGCTCTTGGCGGCGCTCAGACTCTTGAAGGTCTGGGACAGAACGCACTTGATCTTGGTGTGAACATTGGCGCTCGTGGGACTGCTGCTAGCCAAGTCGGGGCTGGAATGCTACAAAGCGGTCTTAACGCTGCTGCCCAAAGCCGCGCCCAAGCTCAAGCCAATAACCCATTTGCAAGCCTACTTGGTGGTTTTGGCAACGCGCTTCGTGGCTACACTTCTACTTACACGCCGCCTGATTACACAGGTATACCCAACTACGGCTATAGCACTTCGTGGGGTGAATAATGGCTGAAAGCATCGTTCAAAGTCTGTTTGGGTTGACCCCTCAAGCTATCCGCCGTCAGGAAATGGCGGATTCGGATGCTGCTGCGCTGCAATTTGCACAACTGAATCCTTTCCAACGTGCCAACATGCAACTATACCAAGCCGGTGGAGACTTGGCGCGTGCAGGTGCTGGGTTGATTGGCCTGCAAAACCCTCAAGAGGCAATGGCTCAACAGCAGCAAAGCATTATGAGCCGATTTGACACCAGTACGCCTGAAGGAATGCTACAAGCAGCACAGGCATTTAATCAAGCTGGGAATACTGATATGGCTTATCGGCTCAGTCAGGCCGCTCAAGTCATGCGTCTGCGTCAATCTCAAATTGCTGAAAATCAAGCTCAAGAACGTAATGCATTGGCGCAGGCTCAAAAAGCGTTGAAACCCAATGAGGCAGAAGACCCAGCAAAGTATGCAAGCGATATTCAGCGCTTTATTCTTGACCGGAATCGTTATCCTGTTGGAAGCAACGAATACAACATCATTGATAGTCGCATCAATGCCTTGATTCGCAAAGAAAACGCTGCTGCTGAAAAAGTAGGAACTACAGGAATTCCGAAACCACCGACTGGTTATCGCTACACTGCAAATGGTGATCTTGAGCCTATTCCTGGCGGCCCTAAAGACAACACTTCAAAGCAAGCTGCTGCGCGTGAACGTGCGCGCACAAAAGCTCAATTGGTTATTTCCAAGATCAATGAAGCAATTACTCAAGTTGGTCTTTTGAGTGCAGGTGTTGTTGGGCAGACAACGGCTGCCATCGGCGGTACTCCGGCTGCAAACCTTGAGTCCACGATTGATACGATTCAAGCAAACATCGGTTTTGATGAGCTTCAAGCCATGCGAGACGCCTCCCCTACTGGTGGAGCATTGGGTCAAGTTGCTATCCGGGAACTGGACATGCTGCAATCTACGCTTGCAAGCCTGAAACAGAAGCAAAGTCCAGGCCAACTCAAGTCTAATTTGAACAAGATTCTTGGGCATTACAACAATTGGTTAAAAAGCGTTAATGAGGCTGCTGTTCAGGAAGGTGGCGCACCTATTAATCCTAACGAAACTCAGCCTACTCAACGCAAACGCATCAAGTTTGATGCTCAAGGGAATATTGTCAAATGATTGAAAGATCACTGCCCGATGGTACTGTTCTGGAATTTCCAGAAGGCACTTCAAACGAAGTGATTCAAGCAACCGTCCAAAAGATGATGGGGATTCAGCCTGCTCAACAAAGATCAACTGGTCAAGAGTTTGGCCGTCAACTTGGATTGACTGCTAGATACGGCCTTGAAGGTGTTGGCGGTGTCTTGGATGTTCTTTCCAGCCCTTTCCGTGCTGGTTTGAACATGGTATTGCCAGATGACATGCAGATTCGTGCTGGATCTGGTGAGTCTTTGGCGAATGTTGCTGGGCTTCCTCAGCCAGAAACATCTAAGGAACGCATTGTTGGCGATATTTCTCGCACGGTGGCTGGTGCTGGCGGGGCGGCTGGTGTTGCTCTTGGAGTTTCCCGGGTCGCCGCTTCTCCTGTGACTCGTGCAGTTGCAGAGCGTCTTGGCTCAAGTGTTGGCATTACTTCTTCTGCCGGTGCAGGCGCGGGCCAAGGATTTGCGCGTGAAAGCGGCATGGGAGAGACGGGACAACTTGTAAGCGGTCTTGTCGGAGGTATTGCACCTCAAGCTTCGTTTGCTGCCGGTAGGATGGTTGCTGAGAAATCAAAGGATGCCGCTACTCTTTTGGCCGCTTCTCTTGGAAATAAGCGTGCAATCAGTAAAGTTGCAGGCGATGCAGCCGAAAGAATCGTAGGCGATCAAAAACAGCAGATTCTTGCTGCGATCAGGAATCGTTCCGAGTTTGTGCCCGGCGCTCGTCCAACTGTTGCAGAAGCAATTGCCGAGCAAAACCTTGGGCAACCTCGTCAAACTGGCGGTGCTGTCGTAAAACTCCAAGAGCAACTGACCGGCGCTTCTGGAATGGAAGACCTACTTCCCAGTGTCGCTCGTCGTCAAGAGGCCGCTATCAAGGCTTACGAGAAAAGCATTGGTGAACTTACTGCGCCTCTTCGAGAAACAGCGATTGCCCGCGCCAATGTCCAAGGCGTGACCCCTAACGTCATTTCCTACGAGATTGACAAGATTCTCAACACTCCAGGTAAACGTGCTTCCGAAGTGGTGAATAAAGCCCTGATTGCGATCCAGCAAAAGATCGGCGCTTTACCTCGCAATCAAAATGGGACGATTGACGCCAATGATCTTTACACAGTTCGTAAGGAAGTTGGGAATACGATTGCCCAATTCTCCAAGGAAACTGCCAATTGGGACAAGAAACTGGCCGCCGGTTTGGAGAAAAGCGTGCAAAGGTACATTGACGACGCAATTGAAAAAGCAGGCGCAGGCGGTTCTTGGAAAGAGTATCTCAATACCTATTCCAAAGGCATGAAGAATATCGAGGCCCAGCTTAGTCGGCAGGAAGAAGCCAAGCGGATTGCGAACATTGTGCGGGCTACGTCTCTAAGAGACTCCGTGGCGGGGAAGCTTCCACAAGCCCCTAATCTTTTGTCTCGCCCTGCAACGATCATCAACTACGTGATCAAGAACGTGCTTGGGGATGTAAATACTCCGGTGGCGCAGGAACTG